AAATCATCAGGTAAGTCCGTGCAACATTGGGATATTCAAACTAAAGACTTTTATTTCAACTGTAAAAAGGGAACAGTGGGATGGGAAGTGGAGACTTACCAGAACCCAACTGGAAAGATAAACATTATATTCTATCAGCAGGAAAAGGCTTGGATGGGTGTGCAACATCGGGCAGAAAGAGAGGAAATGCTTGATTCTAAAACCGGAGATATCAATAACTATTTCTCTGATCCTATGGCGGCAGCTACAGCAGATGTTATCGAAAACTTAAAAGATCCGGATGCAATAGGTACATTGATTCAGTACTATGGGAAAGATTCTAAGTTTGAATACATAGACCCTCCTCTTTCTTCTGAAACACGTGAAGCCGAGAAGAAAGATTTGAAATCATCTATCCTCGAAGACTCCCTTACCCCTGATATGTCTTTTGAAGGAATGAAAGGTATGGGTACTCTTTCGGGAGAAGCCATAAAGAGGGCTTTGATTATCGGCTATATCAAGCGGTTGAAGAATCTTGAGATATATGACATCTTGGTTGACCGAGAAGTAAAGGTTATTATATCAGTATTGAAATTCCTTCATCCAGATAAAGCGAAGCTCCTTGACGAGTTGGTTGTCTCGTTTGAGTTTCAAGAACCATTTGAAGAAGACAGACAAACTCGGTGGTCATCTATTGGTAGTGCTTATTCAAATGGAATAATATCATTGAATACCGCTGTTAGGCTCTTGGGTATAACTGATAAGCCAGATGAAGAGGTAGAAAAGATTCTAAGAGAAGCGGCAGAAAAGAAAAAAATCAGTGAAAAAGAACATCAGCCGACATCTTAGTCATAAAAATTACGAGGGTTATAATTTTCTAATAGGATAAATAGAACATTTTATCATGGGAAAGAAGAAAGGTTCAAAGAAAAAAGGTAAAGGCTGTTAGCCCTTCTTTTGGATAGCGGTGATTCGATAGAGTTGCCGTTATTTTTTGTTTATTGGCTAAAATTCATCTCGCAAAAGTTGCTCAACTGATAAACTTTTACTATCTTTGCTACATGAACAGAAAGATAATAGCATACGAAAACTACTATAAAGATTTTTTTGACACCTTGAACAAAGGTGCGCAAGAAAAGGTATTATACGGTTTACTCATGTTAAAGACCGTAGACAGGCTATCTGCTAAATATGTGAAGTCTATTAAAGACGGCCTGTTTGAGTTAAGAATTGAGTGGCAAAGTAATATTTATCGGATTTTCTTCTGTTTTGATGAAGGACAGATTGTGATTTTATTCAATGGCTTTCAGAAGAAAACACAGAAAACGCCCGATAAAGAAATAGATAAAGCATTAAAATTAAAGAAAGAATATTATGAGCGAAAAAGAACTAAAGATGTTTGATGTCGATGCGCAATTAGATGCCGCATTCGGCAAAGAAGGAACCCCGGAGCGTAAAGCTGCTGAGGATAGAGCTAATGCTTTCTTTACAGGTCAACTAATTGAGGAAGCCAGAAAGAAAGCTAATATGACACAGGCGGAACTTGCTGCAAAGATCGGAACTAATAAGTCTTATATTTCCCGTGTTGAAACAGGAAGAACGGAACCAAAAGTTTCTACTTTTTATCGTATCGCTTCCGCATTGGGATTGACAGTTGAGTTAACTCCAGCTATGTGATGGCTAAGATAGAAAATGAGGTAGAACATGATGCAATCTGTCAAAGAATAGAAGAACTTCTTCCTTTGACAGATGATGAAACTCCATTGACTGATCCGAGATTGATAGAGTTAAGGATTCTATCTGAGTTGGTTATTGAGTATGAAGAGGAACATTATTCGATTTAAAAAAACTGAAATCAACAAATAAGAAAAGTAACTGAAATTTATATTTACGATAAAATTACTATGGAAAAGAAATATCAAGTGTTTGTTAGCTCAACATACGAGGATTTACAGGAAGAACGTAAAAAGGTGATGGAGGCTCTTCTACAAATGAATTGTTTTCCTGTCGGAATGGAATATTTCAACGCTTCCGATTCTTCGCAATGGGAAGTTATAAAAAGCCTCATTCGGGAATGTGATTACTATGTTTTGATAGTGGCGGGACGTTATGGTTCAATTGAAGAAGAATCAGGGAAAAGTTATACGCAGAAAGAGTTTGAATATGCAATAGAACAAGGAATTCCTGTTGTTTCATTTGTACACAAAGATCCCAGAAGCCTTCCTCAGAGGTATGTTGAAATAGATGCGAAGGTAAATGGACTATTCGATGCTTTTAAAACAGATGTAAAGAAAAGACTTTGTAAATTTTGGGATAATGCTGATGGACTGGCAGCTCAAGTTGTTTTAAGTTTAACCTCTCTAATGAAAACTGCCCCTCGTACAGGGTGGGTAAAAGCAAATAAAGTTTCTTCTGCTGAAGCAAATAAAGAAATTCTTGATTTAAGAAAAGAGAACCAAAAATTGAAAGAAAAGTTGATTAAAACTGAATCAGACGAACTCAAATCAAAAAAAAAGTTACAACAGGGAGAAGATAAACTAAATATAACATATTGTATTTATATACCAAGTGGTGATAATTGGTTAGAAGATAAGATATTAGAAACTACTTGGAATTCTTTATTTAAATTCATTTTACCTAATTTGACTGCATCTATCAACAATGATAAACTAGAAGAGTTTATTGAAAGTTATATAGAAGAGGAGATAAATTATCAACCTGATAATCCAAATGATGAATTTGAGATCGAAATATACGAACAAGAGTTTCTCACAATAAAAATGCAAATGTTGGCATTAGGACTAATCATTCCTGTTGAAAAAAATGGGGAAGCGAAATGGAAAATTTCATCTTCTGGTTATAAAGAAATGATTGATTTATATTCTTTGAAGAAGTAATTTGATTATAAGGCGTGATTCCACAAAAGTTTCACGCCTTTTTCATGCTATTTTCCAACATTTCCCAAACTGTTGTTTTCTACCTCTCTAATTATTTCCCTTCCACCCACTCACTCACTACTTTTAGACCAATTCACAACAATGGTCCTGTTGTTGTGAATGGAATGTCTAAATATTAACTAATTATCTGTATTGGTGGTATTTTTACTTCCACAAATTAAACTTCTAACAAATTAATATTTATACAATATGAAAGAAAAGATTTTCAATGCTTTAAAACAAGAGTATAAAGCCCTTGGGTTAAGCGATGAAATTTTGCAGGGACACGCCAATGCACTTGCAGCAATAGGACTTGTAACTGACGAAAACCTTAGTGTTGTCGTTGCCGCTCAAAAAGATTTTTTGACAGGTCTTCAAAGCGGAATTGACAAACGAGTAACAACAGCACGTGAAAAGGCATTAGCTGACGCTAAAAAGACCGAGGACGAAGCGAAAGCAGAAGCCGAGAGAAAGAAAGCTGAGGAAGATGCCAAGAAAGCCGCTGAAAACAAGGACAAACCGGAATGGCAAAAGGAGATGGACAAACGCTTCGAAGAGTTCTCGAAGAAAGAGGTCGAGCGCGAGAAGGAATTCAAGGCTTTGCAAGAAAAATACGAAGCTCTTGAGAAGGAAAAAGCCGAGTCTGCCAGAGCCAATACGATTTTGTCTAAAGCCAAAGAGTTAGGTATCCCCGAATGGCGTATCAAAGAGGGGTTTGCTATTTCTGCAGAAGCGGATGAAGCAGCAATCAACTCACACCTTACTACAGTCGCAACAAACCTAAAGACGGCAAATTTACCAAGCAATAGACTGGGACACGTCCTTGATGACGGAAAACCGTCTGAGGAACAGATTTCAGACATTGCAAATTCTTTAATTCATTAAAAATTGAAAGATGACAAAAGTGAATCTAAACAATGAACCGAACGAGATTATCACAGGAAATGATAACATCGTTATTGCTAAATACCTTGACGGTATTGACGGTGGGCGTTCTTTGGATGTGACCGGTTATCCATTGAAGGTAATTAAGGCTGGTGTTCCTGCCATTACTGATGGTGCCGGGACATACAAACCTATGCCCCTTAATGCAGAAGGAACTGCATTTGCGGCACTTCCTGAAGGATATTCCTATGCAGGTATTATTAAAGGTACTATCCGTACTGCAAAACCTTTTGCTGCAATCATGACACGAGGTAGAGTTAATCCGGCAGCAGCTCCGTACCCTTACAATGCTATTTTGGATGCGTTGAAAGCAGCGTTGCCTTTGGTTGAATTTAGAAAAGACGAGGAAGCATAATGGAAAAATCATTTTATTTCGAGTACGCTCAAAAGTTCTTTCCTCAGTTGGTGTTATCCATTGTTGAGAAGATAAATGAAAGAAACAAGACTAAGCAGACTTATATGTATAAAAATCTGCTTAATCCAGATTTCTCTGCTGATGGGAAGTGGGCCAGCATATTAGCTGATTACAGCCGTGTGGCTGCCGATGTTGTATCTTTAGATTCAGAACTTCCGCTGAAAAAGCGTGATTCTCTTTCCACTGCCACAGGTGATATTCCCAAGTTGGGAATGAAACTTTACCTGACTGAAAAGCAGATGAAGGATATTGATAATATGATTGCACAGGGACTTTCAGTGAATCTTATTATCAATAAAATCTTCGCTGATACCCCACGATGTCTTGAAGGGGTATGGGAACGTATTGAAGATATGTTCTTGTCCGGTCTTTCGACTGGTGTCGCTCTTTCTACGAGAAACAACGGAACCGGGATTAGGTTATCTTATGGGTATAAAGATGAAAATCAGTTTGGCGTAGCTACTTTATGGAATGGTGCGGATGCCAAGGTGATGGATGACATCAAACGTGTAATGGATAAGGCAGACGAAGACAGCAATACCATTACCGACATTTGGGCTGATGATACATGGCTTAATGCTTTCTATACCAATCAGCAAGCCAGAGAACAATGGGCTTTCATTAACAAGTTTGTAGGTACTTCCGTTCCAGCTCTTGATTTGGATTCTGCCGCTGAGACATTGAAAAAGAAGTTCGGTATCACTCTCCACCGTGTAAACCGTAAAATCAAGACTGAAATCAATGGTGTACGCCAGTCTCATAAACCTTGGAAGGATGGTACGGCCGTATTTACCTGTGATGAAAAGCTAGGTTCTTTGGTTTGGACAACCCTTGCAGAAAATACAAGGCCGGTTGCAGGAGTTGTTTATCAAACTGCTGATGAGTTTATCCTGTTGTCCAAATACGCGAAGAATGATCCGCTACAGGAGTTTACTTCCTCTCAGGCGATGGTCGTTCCGGTGATTGATAATGTAGATAGAATCTATTGTTTGGACTCTAAAACTGTACAGGCATGAAAGTAATAGTGACTAGTGTTTTCCGCGATAAGTTCACTCATCGGTTATATAACCGTGGAGATTCCTTTGACATCAAGGATGAAGCCCGTGTACAGGACTTGGAGAGTCGCAAACTCGCTGAACGAGTCGAAGTTCCCGAAGAAAAGAAAGAGGTTAAAATCTCCCTCTTTGAAAAGGAATTTGAGAAAAAGGTTTTGGTTGATGTGTTGAAGGGTATCGGTGTTCAAGTGACTGGAAACATGGGGGAGAAAACTCTTCTTGATAAGGTTGCCGAACTTGACGAAGAAGCAAATGCCAAACTGGAGCAGGCTGAACTTTATACCGATTCCTCTGTCCTTACGTTACAAAACGCCGTAAACAGCGCAGAAATGGTTGCGGTCAATGACCGTTCCAGCCAGGAAGAGGTAGACGCGGAAGTTGAAAAACTTCGAGAAGCCATTGAAGGGTTGACTTTGAAAGACACCGGAGATTGGGACGTCAATAATTTGCCGGATGGAAAATACACCCTCTATGCACAGATGATTAAAACTGACCGCGAAAACTTCTCCATGTCGAACGATGCCATTAACCATAACGTATGGCTGGAGGTTATCGATGGGGAATATTATCTGACTATGCAGTTTAAAGGGCTTACAATTGAAAACAGGTTCGGCTATCTGATGAATCTCTCTTATTATGATGCGGGTTATACATACAACGATTTCGGGATTCCGCAGGGCACACTGATTCCGGCCGAAGTGCTTTCTACCCAGAAGAATGCAGATGGAACCGACGTGATCGACATTTACAACGACGCCGACCATCTGTATCCGGAAATGATCCGGCTGAAGTTAGTGGATAAAGCGGCCGGCGAATATGTGCCGCTTCATGTGTTCGTCCCGATTATGGAAGCAATTTCTGAGGGTACCGGAAGCCAGGATGTCCTGATGAAGCTCGACTGGTCTTTGCTCAAGCTCGATGACGGCGAAATCAAGCCGGAAGAGCCGGTGGAGCAGTCCCCGGCAGTGGACTTCACCGATTCCGCCACGGGCGTAAAGGTGAATGCCGACAAGGGCGTGTTTGACGAAGGCGTGCAGATCGTGGTTTCGGAAATCACCAAAGGCGCTGACTATGACAACGCGGTTTCTTCCCTCAGCGACGTGGGCAAAAAATTCAAGCTCTATGATGTGAAATTCCTGGATGCGGACGGCAATGAAGTTGCCCCCAACGGCACGGTGAGCATCAGTTTCCCGATTGCGGCAGGCTATGATTCCGCGAATCTGGCAGTCTATCGTTTGGACGATAGCGGCAAGGTGCTGGTAAGAGGCACGGTGGAAAACGGTTATTACACGGTTATCACCAAGACCGCCGGGACCTATGCGCTGGTGGAAAAAGGCAGCACCATCACCGATGCGGAGAATACGGAAAATGCAGGTAACGGCAATACCAACATCCCCCAGACTGGCGACAGCTCCAATGTGGCCGTATATGCGTTGCTGGCCTTGGCCGCTGCGGGCATGATGGGCGTTACCCTGGTCACCAGAAAGCGCAAAGCGGAAGAAAAGTAAATAGAAACGCACCTCATATTGCGTGCTGAGAGCGTTGGCCGGGCTGCCTGTCGTTGGCGCTCGGCCAAACGCCTATAAAGGAGGAATGTATTCTGTGGTAAGCAGAAAAAAGAAAATACTTTCCTTTGTCATCACCGCTCTGGGGCTGCTGGCGCTTTTCCTGGTTGCCGTCAATACCGGCAGCCTGAAGGTGACGCCCCTGGAGCTGTTCAAAGGACTCTTTATTGAATACAACGAAAACGTGGCGACCATTTACGATCTGCGGTTTCCCCGCATCCTCATCGCCATCTTCGGCGGCGCGGCAACCGCCGTATCCGGCGTACTTTTGCAGGCCGT